AGTGGCACAATGGGAATGACATTTGAAGAAAAAGGTGCTTATATGGACCTGCTTATGCTTCAATTTAACCGAGGTCATATGAATACCCATATGATACAACATACGGTTGGTCACTTGTGGGAACAAATAAAATCAAAATTTATACAAGATGACGAAGGTTTATGGTACAATGTAAGACTTGATTATGAAAAAGAAAAGCGTAAAACGTTTACAGAATCAAGGCGAAACAATATGAAACCTAAAAATAAACCTAAAGAAAATGTACCATATGAAACGCATATGCAACCTCATATGATAGTTCATATGGAAAATGTAAATGAAAATATAAATAAAGATATAATTAATAATAAAAGTAAATGTAATTTTGAACAAGTTTATGAATACATGGCATTAAAAATTGATTTAAACCAGGCGAAAATTGAAGCACAAAAATTTGTAAATTACTATGAAAGCAATGGGTGGAAAGTAGGTAAAAACCCTATGAAAAGTTGGACACACGCTGCAAATAATTGGATAACAAACACTAAACAATATGCAAAAGGAGCTACAAACAATAAGTCAAAACTTAGTAAGCACGAACTTGACAACCTTAAAAACTACAACTATATCCACTCTACTACCTATGGAGAAGGAGATTATGGAAAGCTTTTTGGGGGAGAGAATACGCAATCTGAATTCTATCATATTTAAACAAAATCTTGTTTATTTAATGCAGCTTGTAGGTATTAACAATCCTGGTGAAGTTAAGTTAGCAATATTAGAGGATTGGATAAGAACCGAATATGGGGGCTTTACAATAAACGAAGTTAAAGTAGCGTTTAAGCAAATGGTAGCTAATGACTTTATAGACCACTACCAGAACTTTAGTCCTGCATACTTTAGTCAGGTAATGGATAGGTATAAGAAAAAAGCAAACGAGGTAAGAAAAATGATGCCACAAGAACGAGTCGAAGCAATACCATACTTAACCGATTTAGATATAATCAATTACTCTTACAAAGAATATAAGCTTTTAGAAAATAGAACTTTTGATAGGTTATTTAACCCATTAAGTGTATTTACAAAACTTAATAGTACTGGCATAAAGAAGTGGACAAAAGAAGATGGTGCACTTGCTAAAAAGAAACTTATGGAGATTATTACCTACAAGGTTAATAAAATGGACATTATAAGTGCTAAGCAGTACCGAGACGAATGGACTGAGCAATGGCTAAAGAACCAAGCGCGAGCAGTTGCAGTAGCTTTATTTTTTGAGGAGCAAATAAAATTTGGTAAAGTTTCATTTTCTTAATATAGTTTTGTAATATGACCGCAAACGAATTAACCAAAGAAGCAATCAAGACCCTAAATAAAAACGGGTGTTTTGTATGGCGCAATAACAATCTTGCGGTTCGTGGTCGCACCTTTATAGGACTTAAAGGAGTTCCAGATGTAGTAGGCTTTCATACACAAACAGGAGTAGCGGTTTATTGCGAAACTAAAGCAATAGGAGATAAACTAAGCAGCTATCAAATAGCATTCTTAAACTTGGCAAAAACGGCAAATTGTTTTTGTTATATAGCAACCGAAGATAATGGCAAACTAACCCTAAAAGAATATGAACAAGAATAGTATCATATTAGAACTTTGGGAAAGCCGAGAACTTAAGGAAGCAATAGACAAAATGCAGCCTGAAGATTTACGAGACGATTTAAGAAGCGAACTATTTAAAGTTCTATGTGAAATGGACGAAGAACGTATTATAGATATGCGCACCCGTAATGTATTAAAGTTTTATTTAGTTAGGACAATGATAAATATGATGCAAAGTAATACAAGTAAATTTTATAGAACATATAGAAAACCTTTAGAAATAAATTTAATTTCACATGATATAGATGAAGATTTACTTAATAAGATAGAAGATGAGTTGTCTAAAATGCATTGGTACAAAGCGGAACTATTACGAGTATATGCTATCAAGCATAACTGTAACGCTAAAGAACTTAGTAGGGTTACTGGAATACCTTATATGTCAATTCATAGAGAATTAAAACTAACTAAGCGAGAGCTTAAAAAAAAATTACGTAAATGATAGTTATAGCAGCAATATGTTTTGCAATATTCTTTGTAGAGATACATCAATTTCAAAGAAAGTGGAAATTAGATTTTAAGCCTTTTAGTTGCACGAGTTGTTTAGCGGCTTGGACAGGATTAGCTTTATATTTACTTCCTGAAATATGTACTGATGTTATTGCATTTGTATTTATACCAGGGGTTGCAGCACCTTTAATATCAAAAATAATGTGGAATTTATGGAAATAGAACACAGAAACTTTTTAGATAACCACGTTGGTAATTGGCATACAGTACAAAATGGTTATGTGCGTAATATCGATTTAGACATCTTAAAAATGTACGAGCATATTTATCGCAAATATATGAGTGCGGATTTTATCTTAACAGTATGGTGCGGTAATTGTATCTTCGATATGATTAAACGCTTGTATACTTGGTACGAAGAGCAACCTAAACCTAAAAATAAAAAAAAGAATGGCTAACTTTATCCACCCTACCGCTATCATTGGCGATAACGTAATTATCGGAGACGGAAACTATATTGGTGCTTATTGTATTATTGGCGACAAAGCAGAACATAAGAAGTTTTGGCAAAAAGAAAAAGGCAAAGTATACATTGGAGACAACAATGTTATTACAGGACTTGTAACAATAGATGCAGGTACGGAGATTGACACCTTTATTGGTAATAATTGTTTCATAATGAAACACGCACACATCGGACACGACTGCACAATTTTAGATAATGTTACTATAAGCTGCGGCGCAAAAATAGGGGGGCATTCTATTGTAGACAATGGTGCTAATATAGGACTTAACGCAGTTTTACATCAGTTTGCAAACGTAGGAGAAAATTGTATGATAGGTGCAAGTGCTTTTGTAAAAGGAGATGCAAAACCAAATACTAAATACGCAGGAGTTCCGGCAAGGGAAATCGGCTCAAATATAAGATAATGAATGCAATAGTATACTTAAACTATAAAGATAGGAACATCAATACATTGTTTGAGAATATCAAAAATGCGGGTAAACATATTGATATAGTTACTATCATTAATGAAAAAGGTATAGCATTTGCAACTAATAAAGGCTTAAGGAATTTAAACTTTGATAATATAGATTATGTAACTATTATGGGTAACGATATATTAGAACCTGATAATTGGTTGCAAATAAGAAATGACTTTTTACAAGACAAAACTATTGGTATTTGTTCTATTCCTTTACATAGTACAGGTAATGACACGGCTGATTTAATTGGCAACTTTACTATCACAAAAGAAACTATAAAAAGAGTTGGTGCATTTAATCAAGAACTTGACCCTTATGGAGCAATAGATTTAGATTATTGTACGAGATGCAGGGCAGCAGGTTTGCATACGAAATTCATTAAAGAATATACCGCTAATCATATTGAGCAAAATAGCATTGATGCTTATGGTTACAATAAAAATGAATTAGTACAAAAGACCTGGAGTTTGCATAGCAATAATGTATCTGGTTATACAAATGGAAATAAAACTTATTATATAAACTTATGAAAATACTTTGTATAACTTCAGCTAATTCGGGTGTCGGATATCATAGAATTATGATGCCAATAGTTAATATGGAAAAAGAGTACGCACTTATTACAGACGTACTTAATGACGAACTATTAGAACAAGGTTGGGATATTGTGCTAATGAATAGAATGTTAAATGAGATAGATGCAAAGCAAATGCACACTTGGCGAACCAAGTACGGCTTTAAGTTGGTAGTCGATAATGACGATTACTGGGAACTTAGCGAAAGCCATTTGTTGTATTTAAGATATAAGTACAATAACATAGGTAAACTAATTACCGATTATTTAGAAGTTGCAGACCTCTGCACTTGCACACACGAAAGGTTGGCAGACGAGATAACTAAATACAATAAGAACGTACACATATTACCAAACGCATTACCTTACGGTAAAGAGCAGTTCCAGGATAACAAGACAGAAGATTACAAAGTAAGATTGTTCTGGAGCGGTAGCGGAACGCACGAACGAGATTTAGAAATACTTAGGCAGCCGTTCAAAAGGTTACAAGGTATGAACATAAGAACTGTTATTGCAGGTTACAATGACGGAGAGAAACCTATATGGGATAAAATGATAGATGCCTTTACTTGTGGTCTTAAACTTAACCCTACTATATACAACTACGCTAAGGTTACGGAATATATGGGTGCTTATACGGATAGCGACATTTCAATTATTCCATTGGTAGATAACAAGTTTAACGCTATGAAGTCGAATCTTAAGGTATTAGAAACGGCTTCTAAAAAGAACCCTGCCATAGTTAGCTACGTTAATCCTTACTTAGATATGCCCGTGCATTATGTTAAAAGCCAAAAGGATTGGTATAAACATATTAAAGATTTAGTAAGCGATGCAGATATGAGAAAGGAAAGTGGACAAAAGCTATTTGAGTTTTGCAAAAAGAAGTATAACTTTGACGAGATAAATTTAGACCGAAAGTATATTTATAGTAAACTATGCCAGTAATAAAATGCTCAAACGGGAAATATAGAATAGGCTCAGGCGGTTGCGTTTATGAAACCGAGGAAAAAGCAATGCAAGTTTGGAAGGCTATTCTTGCAGGTGGCAAGTTTGCCGAAAGCTATACTGACTACCCCGAAAGTGCAACTAACAACGCAAAGAGAGCTTTGGAGTGGGTAGAGAAACACGGGTGGGGTTCTTGCGGAGAAGCAACAGGAAAAGCAAGAGCAAATCAATTAGCAAATCGTGAGCCGATTAGTAGAGATACGATTGCTCGTATGGCTTCCTTTAAAAGACATCAGCAGCATAAAGACGTACCATATAGCGAAGGTTGCGGTGGATTAATGTGGGATGCTTGGGGTGGTACGAGTGGCGTTGAATGGGCGATTAATAAACTAAAAGAAATAGACAATAAATAATTTGCATACTTAATTTTTTATTATTAACTAACGGAAAAATTAATGGGGAAAGTATGCAGAAGCACACACAAATATATTTGCAGGGAATGGGGTATAAAAAAACGGACTTTATTCCTTGCGAAGTGTGTGGCTCACAAGCGGTAGACATACATCATATTGAGGCGAGAGGTATGGGTGGAAGCAAAGACAAAGACACGATTGAGAACCTAATGGGATTGTGTAGGAAGTGCCACATAGAATACGGAGACAAAAAACAATATAAAGAGTTTCTAAAAGACATACACGCAAAGAATTATGGCAAAGGGTAACGAAAATAAAAACAAAATTAGCTTTGGCAAACGCAAAAGAGGGTCTGCAAAGAAGTCCTTTAATAAGCACACACCAAGAGAAAAAGCTTATAGAGGACAAGGTAGATGAGAAAACTAAACGCTATATGGCTTCTCCTTACTCACAAAGCATACTTCCTTGCGGTATGTAAGACGGGTAAAAACGGAGACGATATGACCACAATAGGACATTACACCTATGCAATGGCAGAAACCCTAATTAACAAACATATAGCAGACGTAGATACATACCTCGACCAAGAAGATGCTTTAGACGAAGCAAACGACATAATTAATGGAATACTATGATATTATTATCAAGCCAAATAGAAAGCATTGCCTCACGCAAAGACAAAACAATCAAGCTTACCTTAGCAACACAAGAACTTAGTCCTAAAGATGCAGCTTCACTTTTCCAACTTAACCAACAGTTTTGTTACTTAGCAATTAAAGAAGAGCCGTTTAATAAAGAAGAACAAGACGTAGTAGAAAACCTAAAGGCTGACCCCGACACGTTTAAAACACCAAGTCAAAGATTAAGAGGCATCTTATACAAGACATACGAACAAGACAACGAAGGCTACAAAGATTTTAACACATATTACCTTTCCGTAATGGATAGGATATGCCAACACTATAAAAACAAGATAGATGGGTAGGTTTAAACTTATAGAGACGCCAGAACTAATGCTGCAATACTTCAACGAATACGCAGAATACTGCAAAAGCAATCCTATTAAAGTACACGACTTTGTAGGTAAAGACGGAGATGAAGTTTATAGATTAAGGGAGCGACCTTTGACAATAGAAGGCTTTGAAAACTATTGCGCAGACAAAGGCATTATAGGAGATTTAAGCCATTACTTTGCTAATACAAATAATGCTTACGCAGATTTTTTAACCATCTGTTCGCATATTAGGAAAAAAATTAGGCAAGACCAAATCGAAGGGGGTATGGCAGGGGTTTACAATCCAAGCATAACTCAAAGATTGAATAGCTTAGTAGAGAAGTCCGAGAACAAACACGAAGTAAGTGAGATTAAAATAACCTACGATAGATAATGCAGACAGTAGGCTTGAAATTACATAACCCACACCCAGCGCAAAAGCAAGTACTTGATTGCGATAAAAGGTTTATTGTAATGATGGCAGGTAGAAGATTTGGTAAGTCCTTGATTAGCCAAACCATAAGCATAGAAACTGCCGTTAATAAAAAGCGTGTAGCTTACATAACACCTACTTACCAATTAGGAAAGATATTCTTTAAGGAAATAGTAGACCTATTACCTTTAGAGATATACTCTAAAAACGAAAGCGACCTTGTTATTACATTCATAACGGGTGGCAGCATACGCTTTTTTACGGGCGAAAGGTTAGACAATCTGCGTGGTTTAAAGTTCCACTTAGCCGTAATAGATGAAGCTTCCTTTATACCCAACCTTGAAGATGGGTGGCTCAATTCAATAAGACCTACCTTAACGGACTATAAGGGTAAGGCTATATTCTTAAGCACCCCTAAAGGTAAAAACTACTTCTTTAGTTTGTTTAGCAAAGCCGAAGCAGATTGGCAAAGCTTCAAGTTTACTACATATGATAACCCTTACATTGACCCACAGGAAATAGACGATGCCCGTAAGCAACTACCAGAGGTTGTGTTTGAGCAGGAGTATATGGCAAACCCTGCCGAAAACGCAGCAAACCCATTCGGGAGTCAGCATATTCGAAAGTGTATACACCCTGTTACGACTATGCCTGTCGTAGCATACGGGATTGACTTAGCTAAGTCAGTCGATTGGACTGTTATCGTAGGCTTAGACGAAGATGGAAACATGGCTTATTTTGACCGCTTTCAAATGGATTGGCATAATACCAAGCAAACTATCCTTAGGCTGCCTAAATGCCCTATCCTTGTCGATTCTACGGGGGTTGGCGACCCTATCCTTGAGGACTTACAAAGAGAAGGGGTAATGATACAAGGCTTAAAGTTTACAAGTTCAAGTAAGCAGCAGCTAATGGAAGGCTTACAAGCTGCAATACATCAAGGTAAAATAGGCTATCCTGAAGGGATAATAAGCCAGGAGTTAGAAGTATTTGAGTATCAATACACGGCAACCGGGGTTAAGTACTCCGCACCTTCAGGCTTCCATGATGATGCCGTAATGGCTTTGGCTTTGGCTTGGCAGAACTTTAGCCTTAAACGTGGCACGGGTAGGTACGCATTTTTATAATCAATTATATACATATATTAATAATAAATATATAATAAATTATATTATTGTATAAATAAGTTTTGTATTTTTATAAAAATTATACAAAATGGAAACAATATTATTACAAGCTAACTCTATTGTATATGATAGAGCGGAAGAAAAAATAAGAGAATATGGCCCGTTTGATGAGTCATTAAAAAAAGTATCAATTATTGCGTCAGAATTATGTAATAAAGAAATTACTACAGAAGATGTTTATAAAGTTTTAATTTCATTAAAATTAAGTAGAATGTCATATAACCATAAGCATGATACTTATTTAGATATGATTTCGTATATTGCAGCATTGTATAACTTTAAAAATAAAACAAATGAACAACCAAAAACAAACAGTAAAAAGCCAAGTAAAAGAGTTAAAAGAAAACTCTAATTTAAAACCAAAAGAAATTTTAGTTTTTTTAACAGAAAAAAATGTAAAAACTACATTAAATTCAATTAATTATTATTACTATGGCAAAAAAAGATTGGCTACAACAAACGCTTAAAAAATTAATTAATAAGCCAATTATTACCACAAGAGCCGGGGATGCTAAAGTTTTTATTGGATGGCATAAAACATTTAATTTAAAAACATTCCCGGCTACTACGGGTAAAAAATTAATATTATCACAAGTATCAAGAGAATTATATTGTTTTATTAATAAAATAGAAAAAAAAGAAGACATTAATAATCATGGTTTAATTATATGGGATGATAATATTAAAGCCGCTAATATGCAAGGTATTGGTAGAGTTTATGGTATACAATGGAGAGATTGGGATAAAAAAATAGACCAATTAAGAAATAGTATTAATTTAATAAAAAATGATAAAAATACAAGAAGAGCAATTGTTACAGCCTGGAATCCTAGTGAATTAGACCAAGGCTGTTTGCCGCCATGCCATATTTTATTTCAACTAAATGTAATAAAAAATACTTTATATTTATCAGTATATCAAAGAAGCGCGGACGCGTTTTTAGGTTTGCCATTTGATATTGCTTCTTATGCTATATTAGCTAGATTAATACAAAATGAGCTAGGTTTAAAAAATTCTAAACTTTCTTATTATGTTTCAAATCTTCATTTATATATGGACCATTATAATCAAGCAAAAGAATGTATAGATTTAGAATGTCATGATTATCCTATATTAAATTTAAAAGATACTATAGATAATTTTCATTATAATAATGTAATTTTAGAAAACTATAAATACACAAAATTTATTAAAGCAAATATGAATATATGAAACTAACAAATGAATTTAATATTATTAGAGAGTGGGCAAAAAATAAAGGTATTTATGATAAAGGGGATAAAAAAACACAGTTTATTAAATTGCAAGAGGAAGTTGGTGAATTAGCAATATCAATTTTAAAAAATAAAAAGTTAGATTTTATTGATGCAATAGGAGATTGTATAGTAGTATTAACAAATTTAGCCGCATTAGAAGGAATTAAAATAGAAGATTGTATTAATAGTGCATATAAAGAAATAGCAAATAGAGAAGGGAATATGATTAATGGCACATTTGTAAAAAATGAAAAATAAAGATTTATTTTACATAAAAATAGCTCAAACAATTTCTGAAGCTTCTTATTGCCAAAGAAAAAAAGTAGGAGCTATTATAGTTAAAAATGATAATATTATAGCCATAGGTTATAATGGTACAATTAGCGGGTTTGATAATATTTGTGAATTTGATAATGGACAAACAAAGCCAGATGTACTTCATGCTGAGTCAAATGCAATAGCAAAATGCGCAAAGTCAGAAAATAACTCAAATAAGGCAACAATGTATGTAACATTATCCCCATGTTATGAATGTTCAAAAATTATAATACAATCAGGTATATCTAAAGTTGTTTATTTAGAACAATACAGAGATTTATCAGGGGTTGACTTATTAAAAAAAGCGGGTATAATTGTAACGATGTTGCAAAAATAATTACTTACATTTTATTGTTTATTGTGAAAAACTTGTATATTTGGTTATTATTTAATCAAAACACAAACACAATGAAAAAAGAAACCGCACAACTTTTAGCCGTATTTTTAGTAGCTTGTTACCTTATTGGACAATTACAAGACATCTATTCAAAATGATTTACGCTATTTGCCTTCTGCTAATTGCAACAGGTTTTGTAATGGCAGCATTAACTGACTACACAATTAAACACTATGACCCAAAGCACAAAAGAATATATAGACAAATATTACGCAAGTGAGCCTATTAGTATAATGATGTCTAACATCGATGCGACTTACTTAGAGATACTTACCTACTGCAAAGAAAAAGGTTACGAGCCTTCTAAAAGGAAAATGCGTAAGCCTGAAGATGCAGCTAAAATAGGATACTTCGATATTGATAACTACAAACCTGAAACAATATAAAATGGAACTTCAACAAATTTTCGAAACAACAAAAGAACAAAGGACTGAGTTTACCTATCAATTAATTGAACGTTTAAACGCAGGGGAACTTGACCCGTTAAAAACACATCTACAAGTAAAAGCCTTAGAGGATATGCTTGAAACCCTAAAGGCAAATAAGGACTATAAAGATGCAGTATTACAAGCAGCCGTATTAAACGGCAAGGACTTTGAGTATATGAGTGCTAAGTTTAACATTAGAGAAGTAGGTGTTAAGTATGACTTTAGCAAATGTGAAAGTCCTGCATACGATGAGATTATGAGCGAGTACAATAGCGCAGCTAAAGCCAAAAAGGATATGGAAGAGTTCCTTAAGAAAGTTCCGCATCAAGGTCTTGATATTATTAACGGAGTTACTGGCGAGGTTACAAAAGTTTACCCACCTGCTAAGAGTAGCACAACAAGTGTAGCCGTATCATTAAAGTAATAAAAATATTGTACTTCTTTGCAATTTGCTTACCTTTGGCAGCGTTATGCTACATAGGTGGGCATCTTGCTTATGAGATAATGTTAAAACTAAGAAAATGACACCTAAAGAGAAGGCATGGGATTTAAATCAAAAGTTTATTGAATTGCAGCATTACATTGAAAATGATGCATGGAATAATTCTAAACAATGCGCCTTAATAGCAGTAGATGAGATGATGGATGTTTATGTAAGTGCTTGTGTTGCTATGGGTATGTCAAAAGAAGATGCTGAAAAAAAACAAAGCAAATATCTGCAAGAAGTTAAAATAGAAATAGAAAAATTATGAGTTGGAATAAAATATCGGTATGGCAATACCAACAAATGCACCCTATCATTACAAACCCACCAGAACACTTAACGGAGTTTGAATTAGAGTGCAAGTTAGTAGGCATAGTAAATAACCTTACGGACAATCAAGTTCTTAACCTACCTAAAGACAAGCTAAATAAATATAGGTCGGAGATAATATTCCTTAAAGACAACTACGAAGGTACACCCGTAAATAGAGTAAGAGCCAATGGCA